CCCTCTCACTTATATCGACATATAGCTTTTCAGCATCTACCAATCTTCCATGACCATCCGGTAGTGGAGTGCCGTTACGAATTGCCTTTGCCATATCTACTGCATCATCGTAGTTATCCACACCATTATCAAAAAGCCGTGTATAAAGATTCTCATCTATATCAATCACTATCTGCATTGCTGTTTTCACAACCTCCTTATGTCTGGTATGTCATAACACGGTCTACGGTTTTTAATTTCAATTGCCAATTCGCATTTAACATCTTCTGTGATGTGGCGAAGGTAAATAACATCGTTGATTTCGCCCTTTATTCGCTTATCCATAAGCATATGTGCTAATTCATCTGCTGTTAATTCATTTTGCATTGTTATCCTCCTTAAAACTTGATTTTTATTGACCATGTATTGTTGCTCCATATTTATTGCCACAACAACATCTTATCTCCAATGTTATTTTTTGAGGATTTTTATATTCCCCTTCTTTATAATGATGCGTTGGAATTATTCTTGCCTCTTTTCCACATTCATTGCAAATAATCTTAAATCCATCTTTATTTCCATATTCATTTGTACCAAATTCTCTCATTTTCTACCTCCTTCATATGGTGTGTCCCACCACTTCTTTTCAATCTTTCCGCCGCAAAAACCTGATAAATCTAATAGCACATAATCCTCGCCATCATAAGAATAAAGATTTGGAAACAGTGTTCTTATTACATCCCCATTTGTAGGGTTTTCCTTGTCAATTATTATTTGCATTGCCTATTTCTCCTTCATTTAATTTTTCTTCTAGCTTACTTAAAACATCATACCAACTAATCGTCACGTGTTTAGTACCATCATATATGGCAACACTGCTGCTGCCTTTTTCCATCAATTTTCCTATCGCGCATCTACAGGCACGAAACAACAGTTGATTCTCAGTCATTAGTTTTCCTCCTTCATATACTGTCTTGCTACCTCATGCACAATTTTATGCTCCAGAGCCTCCGAGTGGCTTATCGCAGCCCCTTCAGAGTGGTGTGCGGAGTATTTGTCAACGTATGCCTTAAAGTCGCTGTTTGAAGCATATAACGCTTTGATTTCTGCATCTGACATATTCTACTTCTCCTTATAATCCCAATCTAATTTCCTTCTGACCTCGTTCAGTTCACGCCGCAATCGGATAATATCCTGCTGGATGACAGTGTGGCCGTCCCACGGCACAGGATATTCACACAAGTTTTCGGCCTGCAACACAAGTCTGTCCATCAACTGCTTGCAGAACATAATGTCCTGTTTGATTTCTTTGTTTGATGCTCTCATGCTCATTCCTCCTCCGGCTTCTCGCACCGTTCAAACTCGATCACCCATACCCACGGATTGGCGTTCCATCCGTACTTATCAAGGTCTTTATTTTTGATGGTGGAATCCCAAAGCTCGGCAAACCTCTCTACCGCAGTACGGCGCATTTTTTCTTCCAAGCCAACATTTTTGCCATTCTTGTAATTTGCACCTTCCTCTTTTGCTCCATCATCATCAATATCCTGCAACCGCTTCACCCTCACATCCATCACTTTCAGCCATATCCTGGCGGCTTTCTTCGGCATGTGGATTGATGGATACCATTTCATAGCAATTTCTTTTCCATCACAGTAGAATTTTTCACTTTCGGAATAATTGGCACGATACATATATCTGCTACCATTATTGAACCAAGTTTCCCTCACATAGAGGATATCGCCGGGATGATATGGCGGTTCACATAGCACTTCAAGCAATGTTTTATCCGGCACTTCCGGATGCTCTCTGTGGTATATGCTGTTAAGGACTCGTAGATGTTGTGGTTTTATCAACCGCCTTGTCACTGTCTTTCTGCCGTCCAAGATTGCCCGAACCATTTCGGTGTTAAATAATATCGGTTTTGCGCTCATATCGCCTACCTCCGCGTGATCGCCCAAACAGCATTGCTGTTGTGCGGAATTTCCTCTCCGGTCTTGCAAAGGAAAAGTTGATCATCCATGACATATCCACGTGTTTCAACAATCTTGTCAACGCTTGACTTGATCTGCTTCGCCACCTGTTTGATCGCCTCCAGTGCCGGCAGTTTGCCGTCCACAACGTACCACATTTTCTTGTCCTCTATGCCTGTAAATTTTCTAACCATAGCTATTTCCTCCATCAATCTTCTTTATCAAACAACAACTTGTTCAAAAGATACAACTTTCCGTCTTTTACTTTTACAGATACAGTTCCGCTATACTTATATCTGCGAATCGCATCTCTAAACGAATTACATGCGGACGTAGGACTTGTATACTCCCCATCACTATACACAACATTTGCCGCCGCTTCTCCGGACTTGATAAACTCCTCCAAAATGTTGCCCAACTTTGGTTTTTTGCATCCATTTACTTTCTCTTTATCTACCGGTACTAATTTCATTGTTATTCCTCCTTTTAGTTTTAAGTTAGTTTTAAGTTAGTTTTAAGTTAGTTTCAAAATCCTGTCATCATGCTTCCTGCAGTCTGTGTCAGCGGATCCAGTGGATTCTCAAACACGATACCTGTTTCATCCAAAATCTCCTGCCGCCATTGCTTTACCGTAACCTTGTCTTGCTGATATTCTGCCAACATATGAAGCATATACTCTTCTACTCTTGTCAGCCGCGCCTTGCCGTATCCAAACTCGTTCATCAATGCGTTGAACATAAAAATCATGTAACGTGTTGCTTGCTGATTGATCCGGTTCTGCGGATCCAGTTGCTTCTGATCGAGCCAATAGTCATAGGATCCCTTCTTACGCTTGATGTCTGCTTCTGTGTATTCCTTGTATTCGATCGACCACTCAGCCTTATCCATCAGACGCTTGCTCATTTCTTCCACCGTGATCTCACCACTCCGCCAGCGCTGTTCATACTGAGCGACAGTATTCGTGATTTTCACGATCCTTTGTGCCTTAAAGCCTTCTGACCTCATCAAAGTATAACCACACACAACCCCCATCGCCGTCCAAGGGCTTCTATCAGCCATGCGGCACTCTCTTGCTACGTGCTTACACTGGCTGATAATCTCTTGTGGAGTTAAATGTCTACGCTTTGCCATGATACACCACCATCTTTCCTGTCAATAATATTTACATTTCGCTCAAGAAAATCATTTCTAATTATTTCTCTTAAAGAAAATGTTTTATCGGGATTGTCAGTCATATACATCGACAAAAGAATACAACACCGTATTGCGGTTTCGTCTGACACTTCTATGTCTGCATTAAATTTAAGGTCTCCTATTTTTGCCATCTTCATCACCTCCCATATCTATCAACACGCCATTGTCAAACGATTCAGCCACTCGCCACCCCGCGTCTCTATCCGGCCAACTCCCCCAATACCAGAGTTCTCCGTCTACCGCTCTCGCGACCACATATCTGTCATGGTCAGGAGCAAGATTATTGATTTTGATTGACATTGTTTTCCCCTCCATTCCTCTTTTGGTGATATACTCTAAAATATTCCGTCCTGTCATGCAGCATCGCGTACCTCTTGTGATACATATCTTTGTTCTTCCTAAAAAGGTCAGCGTTGCCGACGCATACAGCTTTGTATTTACTCTTTTGCGGCCAAGGCTTCGCGCCGCACATCAGCTGCATTAAGTACGATGCAGATATGTTAAGTTCTTTTGCCGTTGCCTTGATTCCAACAATGTCACATTTGATAGGCTGTTCTAATTCGTCATTTGTCACGATCGAATATATTTTGCTCATGGTTCCTCCATTTCGTACCACCATCCACTTGTGTCTGATTCCCATGCATCTTTTTTGGGTTCACTGTCAATATACATCTGTCTTGTCAGTGCGCTGTATGAATTTCCCCAACTCCAACCACGCTTGATACCACGATCATCGTCTACATATCCAACGGAATCCGCATTCTTCCACATGACATATATGACCTTGTATGCTTTGCGCGAATAGGTTGAATAATCAACTGTGTAATATCTGTTAATTTGAATATCATTAAACATTACCCTTTTTCCGTGACCTTCAGCCCATTCACCCGCTTTCACTTTCAACTTCACTATTGATTTGGAATTGGAATGGAACCCGTATAAATCAAATAGGCTTATTTGTCCTTCGCACTCATAGTTGTCGAATATGCTCATATGCTCACCTCACTCCTATCAATATTTTTATAGATTTTCAATTATCTTCTTTTCTTGGCGAACAGCTTCATTTCTTGCTATTGTGCAAACCAGTTCTGTGTTCCATCCATTTCCAAGGAAAACGGCATCGGATATTCTTACCAATTCAATCAAAACAACAGCAAATTCAGAATTGTTGATTTCATCAGGAAGCGCATATAAAACCTTGACCGGATTTATAGGAATTTCTCCTTTTGACTTCAAAATATCCTCGATTTCCTGTGCATATATCGCATTTTTTAAACTGCATAAAATCAATATTTTCACGTACCTACCCCCATATCGAAAAGTGATAGTTGTTCCGGTTCTCTTGGTTTATCTTTCATTGCTCTTCGCTCTTTGTTTATTTCAACAATCTCTGATTCTTCCATCACTTTTAGTGCATTTTTCTTGTCAACAGCTGAAAGGTTGTTCCATCCATGATCAAGTATCATTTTCCTAAACTTCTTTGCTTTTTGTTCAATCGTTTTTTTTCGCCTATCTCTCTTTTCTTGTTTTCTTGTTTCTATGTTGTCAGAATCGTGAGATATTAAGATTCCACTTTTGATATCTTCCAAATCCTGCAGCAAATCCCTCGTTTCTTTAACTTCAGCTCTGACATTTAGCACTTCCCATTGAATTGTGTCGTTAAAAAAGCGTTCGTATGAGTGGTTTATCACATAATTATGCAAAATTTCTTCTTTCCCGATCTTTGCATAAGCTTCGCAAATATCTATAGGAAGTGGTTTTTTAAAGACTTTCATTCCCTTTATGATTTCATTTTGTTCAGTTTTGTCAAAAAAGGAAAATTGATCTCCGTCTTTATATTTGATTTTCGAAGATATCTTTAAATCGTAAAAAACGTTTCCTTTTTTTCTTGATAATTTCTTCCCAAGGACATCGCAATATGCGTAGCCGTGCGGGCAGAAAGCAGAGCATCTTTTAGGATTATAATTAAAATGCCATTCGTTTTTTTGTTCGTCGAAAAACATATGATTCTGACAAATCCGACCATTATGCTTTTCTTTAAAATCCTGATATAGCCTTTGTCTTTCTTCTTCATTTTTCTTTCTCTCAGACTCAATGCTGCAGTCATAATTGTAATTTTCGTCTGTTCTGTGACATACACACCAACACTGCTTACATAAACCGCCGCCGTATAATATGGATCCCAACTCCTGATCAAAGTTCTTTTCGCATCCAGTCTTTAAAAATGGACATCTTATGATCGGATTATTGTTTTCGTGAGAATGCTCTTTTCCGCCAAAGGATATGTTATCAATCACAGATTGCCCTTGAACAAATTTTCCACAACCTGTTTTATAGACAAATTTATCTGCATAGATTCTCACATACTCGAATCCTCCGTATATGTTGTCAAGTGGATCATTATTACTTACACCTCCTCCCGCAACCCTGACGTGATCCGGGTGATTTTCAGCCGTATATCCTTGTGCTGTAAGATCCTTTGTCAACTGGTTATACTCTGCCAAACAATCACCCCCTATATTCCTTGACACGGCAGCATTCCGAACAATTCTTGCATCGTACTTCGAAGTTCATCTGTGGATATTCCATATTCCTTCGATATGCATTTTTCACATTTCTTTTTTTGGTACTGCAATGTTTTTGACAACTTCGCGTCCCAGCTATTTAGACGTGACCCGCAGGATATGCAATTTTCATTCAGCCACCTGACTCGATCAGCCATCTTCAATCCTCCTTCAAATCTTAATTCCCGTGATCTCCTCAAAAATATCCCTGTCAAAATTCGGTATGCTCATGATTTCCTGTTTATCTTAGGCAGACAAACCATCCCACCATGTTTGCGCGCAATCCGTTTCGTCCAATATTTTCAAATATCCTTCTGTGGTCTTGTATTCCGGATGCTGTGCTTTTTCATCGTCTGTCATGTTGCTTTGCCATACCCACTCGACTACTTTTTTCGGAATCTGATTGAGCAAGTATCTTGCTTTGGAATTAAGCCACATTTCATATGTCCAATCAGATGGCTTGTTAAACAGCATGATTTTATGGATCGTTGTCATAAAGCAGCCATTGTTGAATGAAGATTTGTTCCAGTCGCCGGTGTTCCAGTTGCCGGTGTTCCAGTCGCCGGTGTTGCAGTTGCCGGTGTTGCAGTTGCCGGTGTTGCAAAGTCCAGTGCAATCATTACCTTCATTCACAATTCTCAACACTACTTTGACTCGTCAGCCCGCATGTCGATCTCACCATATGCCTCGATTTATGCAACCCGGTTATTTCTGTCAAAATCATAAAAATTAAAGCAATCAGACGCTTTTAAGCAAAAGTGAAAACCTTTCTTGCATACCTTGGGAGAATCTTCCATTTCGTATGCGTGTTCAACCTCATACTGAAAGCCTTTGCATGTCCAATCATGATTGAAAACCTTGTACCCTTTAATCGTTCTGCTTTCCATTTTTTCCCTCCTGTTTTTTTATGTCAAAAAAACTAATTTGTCCTTTGATCTGTTCTTCTGGATCTCTGTTATTGCAGAATCTCAATTCCATTATGTCTCTGCCATATGTATTTTCTTTGTTTGGGAACAGACCACAAGCATCATATCCGGCTTTCCAGTCGCTCGCTTCACTTTGCGTTATTCCATACACTTCACATTTTCGATAAGATTTATCGTGGTACTTGAATGTTCTATAGTGTTCACAATCCTTACACTTTCTGTCTGCTTTTCCAAACAAATAGTACATTTTTTCATTTTTCCTCAACATCCCATTTCTTCAGCCTTTCCGCCAAGTCAAGATAGCCGTTCATCAGATTCAATAACTCATGTTCGCCGCCCAACTGCCTAATGTGTTCGTCACTGTCTGCCAGTGCAATATTCAACAAACATTCCAAATTAGCAAAACACAGTTCGACTTCTGCTTGTGGAGTGCATTCATATTTTCTTGTTACTTCACCTGTTGTTTTGCTTCGCAATATCAACACAATTTAACTCCTTTCACTGATATATTTTGCTCTTTCGCCGCTATGTGCTTCTTTGATTGTCCCATCTAAAGGAATTTCACAATTCAAATACTCCCAAATGGCTCTTAAATCGTTCAGACTTAATATCTTTCCACCACCTAAGTCATAAGCTATGCCACCGTGTATATTACTTCCTGTTCCGTTCTGCCACATGATATGCAGTGCGTCTCCTCGTTTCATTCGTTATCTCCTTTCAACACTTTTCCAATCTTTTTGCCTCCTGTTTCGACCTCATATTTGCCCAGTAGAGCCGATTCTGTTCGCTCAACGGATAAATTACTGTGTATTCTCGTTTTGTGGCTCTATGAGCCGTTTAATAATGTCACCCTCCCGCATATTGACGCCTGTTGCCTTGATTTCTTTCTGCTGACTTGATTTATATTCAACCAAACTGAGTATCATCCTACAGCACAGGTCATGTATGCCATTCCCATACTGTTCATATTTGGTAGACAACTCCTTTTGTTCTTCTGTCAATCTTTCCCACAAAAAGTCATCCATCCATACGTACAGATATCTGGTATGCAGGTTGTATATATCTGCGAATAACTTTTTAACTACTTCTTTTTCATCCATGACATCACTCCTATTTTGTGACGCTTGTGACGCTCAAAAAAATTACCGTCACAGTTTTGCGTCACACAAAAAACCCTTATACTATAAGGCTTTGACGCATCTAAAAATAAAATGTGACGCTGTGACGCTCCCAAAACACCTTCTTACGCGCGCGAGGAATTTTTTTTAAATTTCCAAAAAATTTTTTATAATATAAAGCATATGTTTTCCAGCGTCACAGCGTCACAGCGTCACAAATTTACGAAAAAGGCAGTTCATTTTGTGCATTTTCATCAATTTTGATAAACTTTTCTTGTTCATTTTGCTCAAATTCACCTCTTTCCATTTTTAACCAGACACATCTCGGAGAGCTGTCACCGAAGCGACACGGCTTTGTCGGATCACCTTTTGCGTTTGTCTGAATGAGATTTTCTCGCTTTGCCCATTGCAGGAACATCTTGTCCGAGAAATTCCCACGCTCGCATATCTTCGTGAATGCTGTCCGAATGATGATCGCATATCCCTCAGATATCATTCCCCAGCACTCGCCGCGATAATTGCCGTTGTCGTCCGGCACATATTTGTTCATATTTACGGCAATGTCTGACAGGATGAAATCATATGCTCGCTCGCTCTCTAGGACGTCTTTTTTACTCTTGAGCTGCTTAACGCACTTCTCAATGTCGAGATATATGCCGTCCTGGAAGATCTGATCTGTTGCGATCTTGTCCGCAGTCAGGATCACCGACAGTGGAATGGTCTGTTTTTCTTCCTTCTCATCACCCATCAGGCTGGCCATCGCATTGATCTTTTTCAAAAAATCACTCTGCATAGCTTTGAGATCCGCAATGTCCATGTCCTGAATGATACGAACGAACCTCTCGCCCGCCCAACCATAATGCTGATTGAGAATTGACACCACTCTGTTTCCATCTGCAAAGATCCCGCCATCGTCCATTTCACAGTCTATGATACGGTTTATCGCACCACCTCTCATTGTTTCTGTCGCAAGCGGCCGTTCCATACTCGTTAAACACACATTCTGCCACGTGGCCACTTTGTTAAGCCCAAGATTGACATTTGACCGCCCCTTGCCCCTACCGGAGCAGATCATGTACACAAGATCTGTGAATCCGTCGGCGTACTTGTCTCGCGTCTTTGACAGATCGTCAAGCACCAGCGGCAGGTGATTCAGTGTGTTTTCTTTTCTCTCAAAACCGACAAGCGTGTCTGTCGGATCAGCCATGTAGGAATGCTCTGTTGATGGGCTCGCCCAGATGCTCGTTGCCATCATGATTGATACCGTCTTACCACCGCCGGACGTGCCGTATATATTAACGATAAACGGGAGAATGTTCAGCGGCTTCAGTAAGATGCTCGCAAATGCTGCTGCCATGTACAGCCTTGGCTCATATCGTCCACCATGTCTGACTTCCAGCACAAGTTTTTTCCATGCCTCGAAACTTCCTCTTGGTTCAAGGCTTTCGCACAGTTCCTTGAACTGCTCCGCGGCGTCAAATTCTATACTGTCGTCATAAGGAGAAAACTGCCGGTCTTTCAGCCACCCAAACTTCGATGTTGACATCCCTCGCTCAATGGTCTGCATGTTAAGGTTTTCGATGTCTGACAGAAACCGGACAAGCAGTTTTGCACTTTCAGATGTTACCGAAACTCCATAATCTGCCAAACCAACGATCTTTGTCGCAGAAGCAATAATTCCCTTGTCGATCGTGATTTCGCGCCACTGAAAGCCCTTGCAGAACGCCAGCCGAACCTTTTCTTTTCCGGTCTCAGCATTTGTCAGAGTTTTCGTGATCAAGATCGGATGATAGCAGGCTATGTGCTTTCCCAGCATGTCATATCCAACCACTCCCGATTGATTTGCGACCCAAGCGCCGCAGGCCAGTTCGTGATTGTCAAGAAATCCAGGATAATCAAATTCGGTGAAGTTGTCCTCTGGTGGACTATTCCCTTTCATGGCAGCTTCTTTCCGATTTTTCTCAATCTGCCGCTCCATTTTCTTGTACGCTGACAGAATCAAGTCAAATTTACCTTTCACATTAAGCTCTTTTGACTTGTCCTGCATCGCGATGATGAGCCTTGCGCGGAGCACTTCATTTTGCTCGTCAAAAACTGAGTCTATCGTATCGTCAGATAGAAGCTGTTTAGCGTCCTCGATTTTTTTAATTTCATCAATTGTCATGACAAAATACTCCTAATTTTTCTAAAATTTCAACATACTCAATGTATGCGTTTACGAAACAGTTAATCGCCTCACACCACATGTCTGTGAATGGTTCAGCAAGGTTTTTAATATTCCGCCAAAAAGAAACATCCTCACTCACTACTGCAAGACGTTTTCTTAACCGCTCTTCGCTTCGCAGGCGGCTCATTTTGGCGCATACAGTGCGGTATTTGAATAAATTCCTTTCCCAGTCTGTTTTGTCGCTATATGAGCCACCTAGACGCTTGAACGCGTCTTTGAAAGAACAATTCTCCATCTTCTGAACGAAAGTGAAAATGTCCGCTGACAATCCGCAACCATAACAATACACGCTGTCTTTATAGACCTTCATGCTTGCCGTTTTTTCCCTGTGAAAAGGGCAAGAGATAAATCCGTTTTTGTTGACTTTGATGGAATACATATCAAGGATTGCTCTCATATCGTATTGTGCTTTGATTTCATCAACTGTCATAAATCCATTCAAAACCTCCTGCCGTTTTCCGTTTACCTTTTGCAACTTTTATTATCGATGACGGATCAATCAAAAGACTATTTCCTGCTTTTATAACACTTTCCCATTTTTTGATTGTTTTTCCGTCTTGCATTTGGATAACTGATTTCTCATGGTTCTTAGATCTTCTCTGGATGCAAGTTCCGTAATTCGAGTTATACTTTTGCGTACACCATTCTAAGTTTTCAACTCTATTGTTTAATTTATTCTCGTCCTTGTGATTCACAACAGGATAATTGTGCGGATTCGATAAAAATGCTTTCGCGACAAGACGATGAATCTTATATTTTTTCCGCACTCTTTTATATGTAATCATGATTTCTTTGTATCCATTGTTAATCTGACCTTTTAATAAGTGTCCTTTTTTTCTGACATTCCCAAGATTGCTAATTTCATATAAGCCATCGCATTCAGCAATTGGAATCCATTTTTCAACCGTCAATCAGCTCACCTCCAAGAATCTCCACTATCTTCTTTCCAGTCTCCGATTTGTCGCAGAACCGGAACTCGCATCCGTATTTCTGCTGAATCGTGGTCAGAATGTTGTACAGAATCTCTCCCGTGGTGGCTTTCGTCTCCACCGTCTGCCATCGTCCGTCGACCTTCCGACGCTTGTGCCGGCGCGGATTCTCCCACCAGATTATGTCCTCCAGGCACTCGATTCCGTCACCATGCTCCACCAAGAAGATGATCTTGATGCCATTTTCCTTCGCACGCTGCATCTCCCTACGGAACCGATCGTGATCTTGCGTGACATTCGAACAGACCTCCAAAAGTGACTGTTTGCGATCCACGATCAAGCGCGGATTGTCGTAGTTCATGTAATCGCCGATCCACAGCTTGGATACCGGATGCTTAATGCCCTGCCTGTCAAATTCTGCCAAGATCTGCTGTATGGCCCGTGCCTTTTCGCGACTATCAACCTGGATTATCATAATGTGTTCCCTCTCTAGTTAAATGGCAATTCTTCATCGATCCCATCTGGCAAATTCATAAATCCGTCACCTGCGCCGCCCTTCTTCGCAGGAGCAGATTGCTGACCACCCTGCTGACCGCCCTGGTTCTTGCTCTCGACAAACTCCACGTTTTCCGCGATCACGTCCGTGGTGTAATACGTCTGCCCGTCCTTCTCGTATGATCCCGTTTGGATGCGACCAACCAACCCGATGCGCATTCCCTTCTGGAAATATTTCTCGAGAAACTCAGCCGTCTTGCCAAAAGCCACACAACTAATGAAGTCTGCGTCCGGCCCGTTCTCGGTCTTGATTCTGCGGTCAACCGCGATGCGGAATCTGCCAATGGTGGATCCGCTGTTCGAATACTTGATGTCCGGATCCGCTACCAATCTGCCAACTAAGCTAACTGAATTCATTTCTTTTCCCCCTGTTTATTTTTGATGTCCTCTAAATGTTGCATTATGTTCGTGTACTTCGTGATCGTCGCGCTCTCGATCTTGTCCATCTTATACAGCTTGCAAACAAAAGCCTCGTCAATGCCTTGCTGACCGAACATACCTCGAAGCAGCTCCACGGATTTTGCGTCAATGATGTCCGTCGGCTGTGGTGCCGGTGGCTGTTCCGGCTGTGGTGCGGCAGGTGAATTCTGCTGTGTAGGCGGCTTTTTATCAGCCTTGGATGACTTACCAGACTTGCTTTTCGGAGCTACATCTGGACTCTCAGCATCGGGATCTTGCATCTCTTCAGTAGGAATGCAGAAGATCTGGAACAGCGCATACTTGAACGCGATACTCATGGCTTTGTTGGTGGCCTTGTCTCCGCTGTCCATTCCCTCGCCAATCACTACAGCCGTAATGGACGAACCATCCTCAGCGAAAAAGGTATATTTGATTTTGCAGATGGAATAGATCAACGAATTTCCCTTTCCAGATACGCGATCTTCCCTTGTCTGCTCCAATACCTCTGGCACCACGAAAATCTTGTTTTTCTCAAGAACTGGATGCAGAGAATTCATTACATCGTCAATTCCGCGAAATTTAAATTTCTGCTGATCATTCCACTTTGTCTTTCCAACGGCTCCGATATCCGCCATTGCCGCCGTTATGGATTCATAAATGTTCATTCCTTCACCTCCCAATCAATGCCGACCGAAGTCATGTAAAGCTCCAATTTTTCTTTCTCTGACGGAGACAAAAACAACGCATAGGTGTAAAAACTTCCTGCCTCGTCCGTCTCGTCCGGAATAAGATTGTCGATCACTTCCTGCGCCGCCTGCGCCCTGGCCTCTTCCACGGCCCTCTGCTTTTCTTCCTCTGCCAGACGCAATGCACGCTCCTTCTCTTCCTGCGCACGCTGTTCTGCCAGGATCCTCTCACGCTCTTCCCTGCGGATGCGCTCTTCCTCTTCGCGCCGCTTGCGCTCTTCCTCGCGCTTTAAGATCTCGGCCCTCTGCAGCTCGTAATTGTTTATATACGCCATTGCCTTGGCGAGATCGAAGTCGTTCTTGTACCGATTCAGTGCCTCCGGAACCGCCTCGGAATTCATTGCGGAAATGCAAGATATGGCCTGCCTTGTAGATTCAACCTTGGAAATAATGTCCTGCTCCACGTCCTTAATCTTGTATGTGGCATTCTCCCAACGAGGATCGTATATCTTCTGCAACGGAAGATACTCGCCCATGTCAGATATGAATTCCTCGTACTTCTTCCGAATCTGCTCCTGCTTTTCCTTCTTTCGCTTCTCTTCGAACGCCGTAACTTGATCGTTGATAAAGTTGATCGGCTCGTCATACAGTCCGGCAAGTTCCTTTACCTGAGATTCAAAAACGTTATACGGCTCCATGAACTGTGCCTTAACCTCTTTCAGCTTGTCCAGAAGTGCTTTCTTGTCCGACCGCAGGCTTGCCACCACTTTCTTTGCATATGTCTTGCTATCCTCTGTGAAAACCGCTCCGCGATACTCTTCAAGCACCGCGTTCAGATACGCCTTTACGGTGTCAAAATTGCAGGTGATCACACCTGCCTGCTGTGATACCACAACCTGTTTGTTTTCGTCCATTGTCATTCTCCTCCTAATTTGTGCATATTTTCCACTTTTGCGCTCTCTCCAAGCGCTCAATTTCTCTCTGACGATTTCCGTCAGTGTTTTTCTTTATTTGGTTGAACTCCACCTCTGGGCTCCTGCAATCATCACACACACCGTTCCGCAAGTCGCCAGGATCGCAATTCGCTCCACAAATTCTGCATTCGATCATTCCGCACCTCCGAAAAATTTGACACCGTTGTAGGAAAATCTTACAAGAAACCCGATTGATGTCTTTGTATAACTCCGCGTGAGCTGAAGCGCATTCGCGATTTCCTCAATAACATCGTCATGTCCGAATTGGATGTCCGGCATCCATATCTGTGTATCTGGATATTTTTTATTGAAGCTTTCTTTAGCCATCACGATCTCACATGCGGCATCCAATATCTCTTTTGCTTTTTCTTTTGTCATATTTGACATCCCTCCTCTTATCTGATATAATGAGGGCAAACAAGCGTATTGTTTCCCTCAAAGCAGACCTCCGGTTCCCAGCCTCACGGTCTGTTTTGTTTTGCAGCTAAATCCATTTGATTGATTATTCTCCTTGCGCGCCATGCGTTCATGCGGCGCTCGCGCAGAGTGTCCTCAACTTTTGACAGAGCCAGTGTCAAGGCAATGGCAAATACAGCTCCGACAATCAGCCGGTCAATGCTGTCTGCGTATATCCACACGGGAGATTGAGCAAGAATAACTCCTGCAAGCACTCCAATTACTACGTTTTTCACTTTTTCACCTCCTTCAACTCGATACTCTCTAATGTCAACCCATATTGATCGCAATATAATTCATACAGCAGAGTGACCATCCTCAGCGGCATGTACGGGTCTTTTTGAGCTTCTTCAAAATTCATCATCACTCATCCTCCGACAGAAAATACTCAATGGAAACACCGAAATAATCAGCGATTTTTTTCAGCTTGTCCATCTTTGGCTTGCTCCTGCCATTCTTCCAATCCGTGAACGTGGATTTTGTCAAGCCTGTGTCGACAGCCACACGGTAATCTGTTACTCCTGCTTTGTTGCGAAGAACAACATATTTTTTATACACAAAAATTTTCCTCCTTTCCGAACTTTTCGCTTGCATTTGGTTCGGATTTCAGTTATAATAAGAATCACCACAAACTTATTAGACAAATTATGAAATCCGAACTTCTGTTATTATCATAATACTGATTTCATAACTTGTCAAGTGTTTTTGTACGGATTTCGCAACTTTTTTATGGGGGAGGGTGCGGTATGACAAGCTATGAAATATATTGCAAAGAAAGAGATTCTAAAGGTTTCAAGGATTCAGAAGTGGCACAAGGGACTGGAATCGGTAAATCTACTTTTTCAGATTGGAAATCAGGCAGAAGCACGCCGAAAGGTGACAAACTTCAAAAAATAGCCAATTTCCTCAATATTTCTTACCAATATCTTACAACTGGTAAAGAAAGTGAAAAAGAATCGATGACTGGTGAGAAATATTATTTTGACGACGAAACCGCGCAGATGGCACAATCTCTCTTTGAGCAGAAAGATTTGCGAATGTTGTTCGACGCCGCTCAGGATTGCAAGCCGGAAGATCTGAAAATGGCCGCTGACCTTCTGAAGAGATTAAAGGAGACTAATGCCGATGGATGATGTATATGTGTATGTCGTTAATATGCCGCCAAAAATCCACGAATTCGTGACTCCGTGCGCGGATGGATACACAATATATATTGACGACAAATTAAGTCCTGCGGCAAAAATTGACGCATACAATCACGCATTACATCACATTGTATGTGGAGATTTTGAAAAATCAGACGTGCAGAGTATTGAAGCAAATGCTCATGCCAAAATATGATTGAAATAAATACAAATTATCATAACAAATATTAGAAAGGGGTGATTTTATGTCATTTGGTGGATTTAGTTGGAAGAGAGCATTGGGGATCACTTCGGCCAAACGAAAATTTTCGAAAGCCACAGGAATTCCGACAACAAAAGCTGGACGCAAGCGGAAAGCCCAAAACATCCTGTGGAAAGCTCTATTTGGCAAGAAATGAAGTGTTCGCCGCCCGGTCTGATCCTTTGGATTGGGCGGCATGTGTATTTTTTATACATATTTTTACAAAACTTTGGAATAGAAAGGAGCAAAAACAATGATTAACTGTGCGATATATCCGCGAAAATCAAAGGCCAACGACAATTCGCAATCAATGGAGCAACAGATTGCCGATTGTACTGAATACATCCGTCGCAATTATACGGAATATTCCATCACGGTCTATGACGGCGACTATGCGCTGACCGGACATTCAACCGCAAAACGAAAAGACTTCCAGCGGATGATGGATGATGTCCGAGCAAAGAAGATACAACTTGTGGTTATTATGAGATATGACAGGATCGCGAGAAATATGCGCGACTTCTGTAACCTCTATCATGACATGGAAGTGAATGGATGCAACCTTGTCTCTGTCTCTCAACAGATCGACACAGGCACTCCGTATGGAAAAAATTTTATGTACCAGATGGCATCCATGGCAGAGTTAGAGTGGGCAATCATATCGGAACGATACAAGGACACGGCCAAATACAAACGCGAGCATGGGTATGCGTACACCGGACGGGTACCGTATGGGTACATGATCGAGAAGCAGGCAGACGGACACAAGCGCGTCGTCAAGGATCCTGATCACGATGCCATGAAGGTATTTGATTTCTACCAAAAGTACAAAAATAAGGCAAAAACGGTTGAATACGTCCGAGAGAATTTTAAGTCAAATTTCACGTATGACATGTTGCGGAATATGTTGGAAACAGATATGTACACAGGCAAAGTGAGCGGCAATGATCATTTTTGCGAGCCTTATTTGACAGATGAGGAATGGGACAAGATTAAAAACATAAAGATCCAAAAAATAACTCCGTCAAACAAAACCTATTTATTTTCGCGGCTTGTGCAATGCCCGATCTGTGGGAACACTATGCAGAGTACTTTTACCGGCAGCCGGCAGCTGCAATATTACCGGTGCGGATACGTCGCACACAGAAAAGTACATGACGGATTATTAGTTCCAGAAACGGCATTGGAAACCGCCCTACTCTCTCAAATCAGCTCATTTTTGAAAGAAAAAACAGTTAGCGCTAAAATCATCGACTCACCACCCAAAAAGCAGTTTGAAAGCCAAATTGAAGCGCTGAAGAAGCAATGCGAGCGATTGAATTATATGTTCGAAAAAGGCAGGATCGACGTTGATGAATACGAACGGAAATTTGATAATATACAGAAACAGATTGCAAATCTGAAGCCACAAAAAGCAGTTGACTATAGAAAAATAAAATCAAATCTGTGTGCCGGTTGGCAAGAGACATACGCAGCGTTGGATTCTGCGCATAAAAAGATATTTTGGAACAATTTGATCGAAAAAATAATCATCAATCAGGACAAACAGATCATTGACATTATCTTTAATACATGACCATGTGTGTATCTTTGGATTGCCCGAGGAACCCCCCAAGTTACACACATTAAAAAGAAAAGGCGATGGATTAACAGTCCACCGCCTCTCTTTTTATTGAATTTTTCGCATAACACTGTCATAAAGCCTTGGATTGACCACCATAAGAGTAGTCATAAGCTCGTCCATGAGGAGCCACACACTCTCTGCATTTCTGCCAGAAATCGCACTCAAAAACTCTGTATCACCATAATCTGATATAATTTCGGCTTTTTCTTCTTTACTTTCCCCAGAGTATCCTCTTTCAAGAGTGTATTCTTGTTTCGGTTCTTCCGGGTACAGATGATCAAGAACAGTATATATTGCCGCAAGTTTTTCGCAGTTCTGAATGCTGTGTTTGCCCTCTTCCAGCTCGTTGATCGCGTCAATCAGCTCTGCCTTTGTGAACATGGGGCATCACCCCCTGTCAATCGTTCTCAGCCTGTTTGATCCACTTGTCAATCATTCTGCGGGTTTCATCGTCCGGCGCGGATTTCTTCGCTTCATGCAGATGCTCAATCATTTCTTCTTTTGCATCGTCATAGCTATATCCGCCGCGGCGATTAAAGGAATAATTCCCATCCATACGCTGATCCGGCATCATGCGGCCATCGTTGGAATACCGTCCCATGCTGTCCCGACGTGCGTTTCTTCCGCGACCACGGGCGCCTGAGTAGTTGCCGGAATACTCGCCATCTTCTTCCATAGCCTCGTTTGTCAGAAGTGCCATTTTGAATTTTGCGAGATTCTTTCCGTCCTCAATCTCTGTTCTGGAAAGTTTGCCGCCCATGCCGACCTTTTCTTCCATCTCTTCCAACTCTTTGTCAATATACTTACAAAGTTTATCCATTACGTCCGTCCTCCTTCCCTATGCTACTCTGTCAACAACCAAGTTTGCATTCTGTACCAAGATGGCAGGCGCCGGATCAGTGGGTGTAGCTCCTTCAGAAGTGTTCTCAACACTGATATTAAAGCAACAACCCTTCGGTACATTGATGATCGCCGTACTGGTGACATTAAAGAAGTTCTCCTGCGTGGGAGGCTCCGTAGCCACGGCGGCAGGCGTCACAATCGCCCTGCTGGTCAGAACGGGTTCTCCATCGATTGCGATGGCTACCGATATCGGGCCCGCCGTACCCGTTGAAGGTACGGCAATATTTCCGTTGAAGGTCACTTGGTATCTTGCGAAGCAGTTAGGAGTGATTCCGCGGAGAGTTACAATACCACTGCCATTGCGATGGTATACATAACCCTTATTGCACCCGATTGTGGTGTTCAAGGTGACAACCTGGTTCGGAAGTACGGTCTGTACTTCATTTTTCGTAAACTCTGCCATGGTCTCACCTCCTAGAATGCGTTTCCGTTACATCCACAACCACAGGTATTCTGGTTGCACTGGAAAATCGGGGTGCGTCCGAAAACAGGTGTAGTACCAACAGGACAGGTGTCAAGACGATTGTAAATGCCGTCAATAATACGCTGATCCTGTGCAATCTGTGAAGCCTGCCCTCTTGCGTACAGATTTTCCTGACGAAGCTGAGCAATCTCATCATTTTTGGCATCAATCTTGTCCTGATACCTCATATCGCTCATTTCCTTGAATCCTGCATTAATCGCATTGAGAATCGCCTGCGTATTCTGTGTATCGGTATTTCTTGTGCTACAAGCTTCCGTTGCCACAGTGTAGCGCAGATCAGCGACACCGGCATTTACACCATTAAATCCCTGTGCGTTCGCGGTCTGCTCTGCGAAGGATCTGTTCAGGTTCGCGATCTCATTAGTGTTCATCTGCTGAGAAATTGCGTTCTGCGCCCCGGTGATCGCTGCGGTTGTTCCCGCAAAACCGTTGCACAAAGACTGCTGCACGCCCGCAAAGCCGTTTGCAAGCGACATCTGCATATCGCCGCAGCATCCGCAAAGTTGTGTTGCAAGCGCAGAAATTCCATCACGGACGCTTGTCACGCTGTCCTGCAACTGCGCGGTGCGGAAGCCGTCATTGACGTTATTGTTAATCCCATTCTGACCATTAAGCAGCCAAGGAAATTCATACATTCCGCCAAAGCCACCCATGCCCCAGCCGCCCATGCCGCCGAAGCCCCAGCCGCCGTTTCCTGCGAACAGGAGCAGAAGCAGGATCCACCAGCCGTCACCGCCGAAGCCATTGCCAAATCCGTTTCCGTAACCACCGCCATAAGCGGGCGCAACTGGCATATAAAAGCCGTTGCCGTTGCTTTCATCTGTCAAAGCCATAATTTTTTCCTCCTATAAATTTTGTAGGTTAGGGGTAACACTCTTAACGTGCTATCCGTGTATCATAAAAGCCTGTGCACCGACTTTTATTTCATGTACATTCTGTTAAAAATTTGCGAAAAACGCGGATCGTTTTTTAATCCCATCACAGAATTGATGTCTTGCTGCGACACCTGCCCGGAATTGAGTAGATATTGAACAATCTCGTTCGGATCGTTTGTATTCACGTCTTGCGGAATGTTAAACCGCCTGCGCGCCATGCCCAGCGGATCGCGTTGTAAAGCACCATAGGATTGCATTAAAAATTGCATCATTGGATTCATCCAACCGCCTCCTTATCTTTTACGCTCTCTTTGAGTGAATCAATTTCTTTTTGCAGTGCATCTAATTCTTCCGAGATTGCCTTAATTTCGTCTTTTTTCGCATATATGGATAAATCTATAGGCTCGGCCTTTTCCGTGCTTGTTTGAGCCTCCCGCGTGTCTTTAGCAGGCTCTTCTTTGACGAGTCTGTATCTGTCAAAGACTGGTCTGTCAAGCTGCGAAAATCCCATAGTCTTTGTATAAACGTACGGAGCTAATTCATCCTTGAATGTAATGCTCATGCCCGGTGCCACGGGATAGCTTCGCGCTTCTTGTTCGCCACGCACCGGGATAAAGCCGCCGTTTTGTATCTGCGGTTGACTTTGCTGCCCGGATTGCATTTGTTGGTATGATTGACCGTAATTTTGTGGATAATTCTGTGGATATGGCTGATATGGTGAGTAAGGATAAGCCATGATTAACGCTCCTTTCTGTAGACATAAATAGGTACTTTTTTGCCGGAATTGTAGCCGTCATAGTAATTTCCATCAATGACAGCCACTGCATGAGTGCCAGTTCCCAACACATATGTACCCGTTGGATGATCTTCGCAAAAATCCTCCACCGTGTAGCAATCGGGGCAAGTGTCCGGGATCACTTCGCGCACAAAGCCTTTTCCGCGCAAATATGCGTCCCACACTCTGTTATTGTTCCCCCAATCGTACAGCTCAAGGCCTTTTATACATAGTCCCATATACACCCTTTCCCACGGCATGTTAAGCACTTTGCAAATGGCTCGTATCACGCAATCGTCTGTATCTGGGTTGCGAGGATTTGGATTGTAATAGACATACATGTTTGCACCTCTCTACCCTTAATTTTAGGCAAAAAGAAACCCTCCGACAATGAAGTCGAAGGGGTATTTTAGGGTTATTTTAGTGATATTTTCGTGAAATTTTCATGTAGTTCAGAAGTCGATGATGTCGTAGTCAAAATTTTTACATTCTTCATCCTCGACATCAGCGGCATAAAGTCGTATTTCCGTAGTTTCTCCCTCTCGGCAGTGCGCATCCTGTGACGCCTGTCGTGCTTCGAAGATGTTCTCTGTCTTGCAGATAGTCCACTCATCACCCATATAGCTTTGCACCACATAGTATGTGTGCGGCAAACCAAAGTCCTGTCTGACGGCTCTCTCTAACAGTGCCGCTACATATTCAGCAGGAGTGCTTTTGCCCGCTTCCCAGTCCTCCATTGTGCGAAGAGGGATGTTGTATCTGCGGCAAAATTCAGCTCTCTTCAGCCCGCTCATTTTGCGGATTTCCGACATTGCGTTCGCTTCATGCGCCTTTGTGAATGCTTCATGCAATACATTGTTGATTCTTTCAACGTCTGCCTCGGTCAATTCCTCGTCATCGGCATTCTCTATAAAATCATCCATCCATGACGCATAACCTATATCAGATGCAAATTGCTCAAACTCATCTGCGCTGTAATTTTTTGCAGAATTAACAAGCGCCTTTTGAATTTCATTTTCCAATAATGTCAAACTTCCAATCATATACATATCGTTATCCTCTTTTTACCATCGTTACCTCCGTGGCGGGCTAAAGTTTATTCCATCCAACTTTTTACAACTTCAGATTCGTAAACCTTTTCGATTTCCGTCCGTTTTTCTTCACCGGTTTCCTCGTTTATTTCAAACCAAGCAGACACCCAGATAAAATCATGTGTATCATATTCGTGACACTCACACCACTCATCCGGTGTAAAGTTATCCAGACCAATTACCGCATTCCAATCTGTGTCTTTATATATATCCTTTTCCTTTTCACTCACTTCTAATTTCTCGATCGTATTCGTGTAATTAACTCCGTTCCCGTTCACCCATTCGCTAACCTCGATGATTTTGTACAATTTCATATTTACTTCCTCCTTTATTTGTTTTCCCTTTCGGTAATTATATAATACCACGTATTCCGTGGATTGTCAACACATTTTCACGGTTTTCGTGGTTTTTTTACAAAAAAAATAAGGGGAGATTTCTCTCCCCTATCAAAAACACTATTTAATATGCGGAATAATGCGGTCAAGCCCACCATACACGATGCGCTTGATGTGCCTGTCTGTCAGCTCATATTCTGCGGCAATCTTCTCATATCCGACATTGTCAAGTAACCGGCGCTTCATGATCGCGCGGTCACGTTCGGAAAATATCCATAGGTCAATCAGCCTGGATATGTCCTCTGTTGATAGATTAAATTTGCTGATGTCGATAGATGATTTCATTTCCGCTTCTTTACCCTGCCGCTCCCGTGGCACATGTTGCATTTAACATATCCGCTGTTGCCGCCTGTCTTTTTTACGCGCCTTTTAGTTGTTACTGTTTGTTTGATCTTCGCCATAATTTATGTCACCTACACCCGTAATTACTGCATCTCCTGTTCCAGTGTCAATATCCTGTGTAACAGTATTTGCCTCATCAATATATTGACTATCTCGCCAAATCCAAAACGCATTGCTCAAAACAAAAGCAATAAAGATAATAATACACATCAATTGCCATCTCTTAACGTTTCTTTCTGCGAATGCTGCCATAATCTCATGCGCTGTCTCGTTGCTGATTTTTTCGCCATTATTTTCCAACTTTTTCTCATCCATAGCCTACCGCCTTTCGTATGCGCCCTGCTTTGTTCAGACAGGGAAACGGTCAAGGCTCACCGCTTTCGCCCCGTCGGGCTATCCCCGTCTTTTGATTGATTATATCACATGATCATAAAAAACTCAATTGTATAACAACAAAACTCAGTTGTAGAACAACATCTGTATCGTGTTGTATCCTGCCACTCCATCAACAGTGAGGTTATACTGCTTTTGAAAAGCTTTCACGGCTTTCACCGTTGCCGCGTCATATTCTCCGTTGACAGAAAGACCTGCGTTCATGCACTCGTTAAGCCGTGTCTGAAGCCACTTCACCACCTCGCCGGTGCTACGTTCGATTTTCAGAAAGCCGAGTTTCGCACGTAGGTTGATTTGCCTTCGCACATATTGTGTTTTCGATCCGTCCTGCCCATCGTCCAGCAGTTTACTGCCATGCTGATCACGGTATCCGTCTGCATTTGCCGCGATCTGGAATGACTTGATATACAGATTGCATGACGGCTTTGTGGCAGCAGGCGCGGGCACTTTCCCCCAAAGGTCAGTATAGACACGATTTATGTCAACATTGCCATTCACCCCGTTGATACGGCCTTTGTTTGTATACTGCCAGAGCGCCGATTGCGCAAGTTCTGCAGGAGTAGAGTCTGAATAGTACGCGAGCCACAGAACGACATCAGGAACCGCGTCTTGGATTCTGCCAAAGTCAAAATAATTTCGCAGATAGTCCCTGTTGGAATACAGCATTGGTGTGTGTCCGGCTTTTGACACTTCCTGCAGGAACAGGATCGCGTGTCGTGTCGCCATGGCCTTGTCAATATTGACACCTTTTGTCGCCGCATACCTCCGCGTATCGTATTCAAGGTCGAACGCGATGGGAATGCTCTGCCAGTATTTCCCCGCGGCCGCAATCGCATACTGTGCCTCACGTTTGACAGATTCGTCATTCAGTGCGTAGCTAAACCAATATATTGCCGCCGGAATGCCAAGGTTGACACACGCTTGCGCGTTTTGATCAAATTTCTGATCAATGTTGTTCTGTCCATACCCTGCGCGCAAAATCACTGCAGGATAGCCTGCATTTCGTACAGACTTAAGGTTGACATTCCCTTGATGGAATGAGATGTCTGGAGCCTCAAAAAGCAATGTCTTCATTCTTCACCCTCCTCTTCTACTTTTGCAGAATCTTCAATCTGAGATTTGAGCCGCCGCACAAACGGCATAATGAATGGAGGCATGGGGACTTTCATGTCGTTCAAATTTTCAAGAATGGAAATGCTCTCGTTCAGCACCAGCCATATCGCCACAATCGCGCCGCCGATATACGGCAGTTTCCATTCAATCCCGATATTTCCAACCGCGTATTTGATGAGGATTTCAAGTCCCACAGCAATGGCTATTAAAATGTACATGAACACCTTCTTAACAATCCCCATCATGCCGTAATACGATGAGATTTCCAGTTTTCGATATTTTGCCGCCGCGATGCCGGTCAAGTAGTCAATTAAATTAAAACAAAAAAGCAGGTAAACCGGCACGGCAAGTCCTCCAAGCCAACTTGTCAGAATCGCGAGTGCTGCAGTGATTGTTCCGGATATTTTGTTGATTTTCATGTGCTTTTCCTCCTACACCGGCGTAACCGTATAAATGACCTTCATGGTGTCGCTTGTTGTCTTTACTACTGCATTGTCAAGATTGTTCACTGTTGCGAGATACAGCGGATTGCGATACAAATAAAAGTAATTCATCTGGGAATTTCCGATGTAGTCAACCTCAATCCTATTTCCATTTAGCATTTTAAGCTTTCTTGATTCTTGCGGTATAGTCCCGTTAGATGGATATGATGTAGTGTTCACCAAATCAACAACGAAAGTCGGATAAGGGTTGTTTCTATCGTATGAGAAGCAGAGCAACAAATCCTCACCCATCTGTGTACAAGCAACACCATAGTAGGCATCCTCAACAGTACCATCATAATTGATTTTTAATCCTTTATCGTTCCACGCATTACCATACCAGAAATAAATAAAATCATCACATACTGACGCATACTCTCCACGTATATTGCCGTGTGCGCTTGCAGGTGTGAATGTTACGGTAGACCACGTATCTGTATCAACATCATATATTCCCATGACATACGCTGTTCCTGCCGCAATGGAATTTCCAGGAACAAAATAGAATTTTCCGTCACGCCCTGCCGACACATAATCTCTTTGAACAGCCATCATTGCCGCAGGGAAATTGACAGAGTGTGTTTCCGACAATGGAAATAGTGAAACTTTGTCAATCAGTGTTCGCTTTTTGGCGTATGTGAAACTAGTCCTCGTGAGTGCGGTTATTGTGTATCGGCAGTTGTCTTTAATGTACTTTCCATAAACAGTACTACCATCTTGCAGTTGAACAGTGTTCTGATTAAGAAACAGCGACCTTGTACTTCCTCGCACGTTACTCACACTGTTCCCATACCCGATATATCCGCCAGTGTCCGAAGTCAGCGACACACACTCAATTGTTCCGTTGCCCTGGCTTGTTGTCCAGTCGTATACGAACGTCAAGCCATTACTTGTGAATGAGGATTCGTTGGAGTTATATGACCCCAACTCTGTCGGGCTTGCGTTGTTGGTCACTCCGTATGAGCCATTAGCAACCATTTTAGTGCCTGCTGGCATAATTGTCGGTAATTCACCATCAACTTCATTGATTGCCTTGTCAAAGAGGAAAATTCCACCAATGAGATTGCGATATATCGCTTGATTTCGCCACGTCTCGTTGGCGAACGGCGAATTGTTAAAAAACCCACCGTCCGTCAGATACTGGTCAATGCCGAGAGTGAAATCATTGTCATGCTCCACTCTGTCACGGATTCCTGTTCGTGTGTTGCGCAATTCTATTATGGTATGTCCGTGATAGTGTTGCGGTCTATGTGCTTTTGCTTTGGATTTTTGTATAAGCATCTTTTACCTCCTTCAGTCTGTTGCCTTTGTGTATCTGAATGTTACAGATAATGCTGTCATCGTCATTGCCGAGCCACATCTTACCTCTAATTGATTTTTAGCGGAGTTAATGTATACTCCTATGTTGTATGTCGAGGTTGGATGCGTATAAGGAATTGGTGCTGTTTCTCCAGAAGATGTTGAATACCATCCATCTCTTATGAAGACAATATCAGGGTTGTCAAGATCAATCTCTTTATAGAATTGACCCGATAATGTTTCACTCCAAATATATGTTTTTTCATACAACGGCTTCCCATCAATCCACGTCCCCACCACTCTCTCCTGCGTAGAATAATGATGTCCCGCACTCCTCTCGATCAGCTCAACCAACGGCTGATATGATTCGGTGATATACTCAAGGCTCATATCCGTCATGTTGGTCGAGATGTTGTTCGTGCCCTCAAGCGTACGAATCTGTTCAGGTGTGAGCTGAACTGTGAATGGAATGGAGAGTTCGTAACATATTTGCAAATTATTGTTAGCAAGATAATTTTTAAATTCATCCAATGTTTGCTCAATTCCAAAACAAACATAAAAATATTGCCTACTTGCATATCCACCTTGAGCAATTCCTGCCATTAAATTTGTTTCCGACAAAACATTTGGCATAGTACAAACTACTTTGTCAGTAATTAAATTGGCATTCACAGTATAACCAATCATTTTTTTTGCTAAAGGGATAAGATCAACGCACTGGAATAAATATTGATTTGTCCATGTCGAATCAGGAGCAGACCAATTTTCTGTTCCGTTACAAGTGACATATCCTCTATCAACCATCATCTCCCCACTCGCCAAATTCACCTTACCACCATATCTTGTGCCGTCTAGGTCGATGGTGTAGGTCTTGGATTGGTAGGGTTCAAAGGTAGGGTCTGTTTCAGTGGCAAGACGGATCATGGGTTGTATAGTAGCATTATTTACACTACTGTTTGCGCCAACTTTGAAATACACTGAAACTGTCTTATCCGTACAATCATCAATGATTACATCTGATGATGTGCTTGCCGCAGCATATATCGTATAAGGTGACTCCGTTGCATTCTGCACAATAATACCATCACCTGACGAATTAACATTGCCATTCAAAGTATTATTTGCAAAAGCGGTTCCGTCACCCACATACAAACGAATCCTTGAATCGTTGTTTGATGTCTGTCCGTTTGCCTTAATGTTCGTTACATTTTCGCCGTCATCTGTGTTTACCGTATAAACTATGCCATTATATGTGTAGACATTTCCGCTCCACGTACCCTCTGTATTATTCGCCTTAATATCTGCAAGCACCGAAGGCAACAAATTCTTCCCCGTCACATCAATCTCACAATCTGTATACCCTTCGATAGGACAGATGTTGGAGTAGGGTTCGTATGATGTAGTTTGTGAACCGAGTTCGAGTTGTATGATGTCTGAATGTTCGGTTTTATAGTCAAAACGCAAATATTTTGCATTTGAAGGGGTTGTCTTGGTTCCAAAAGCTGTTGCTCCACTGATATATGCTTTCTCGCTGTCATAAAACACCATAGAATTACTAACGCCATCTATAGTGTTTAATGTGTAAGTTGTTGCTGGTTCTATATGAATATAGTTTGAAGTACTCCAAACCGTTGCTGGATATGTTAATCCTGTTTCTGAATTAAGAGCATACCCTTTAAGAATGTCAGCATTGTCCTTATCAAATTTATTCTTCCCCGCACCACCAGCCCAAGGTTTTGTGTAGCCGTGTAAATCTTGCACTGGTTCAAATGTGACCACTCCACTGACGATAGGCGCATCTGCAGCATCCTCAATATGGATAGGATTTCCTGTTGCGGTCTTGCTCACTGGCTCACTTCCGCCTACCTCATATACCGTGCCATTAATCCCGATTTTCTCCAATGTGTCTGTCGGCTCTCCTGCGGGGTTCGGCTCAACCTCTGAACCACCGTTTTGTGCCGCTTCGTTGATTGCCGCAATGATGGTCTTTGCCTCCGTGGACAGCCCACTAAATTGCACGCCCTGCGCAATCAGTGTGGCTATCTGTGCCGCTGTCAAATTGCGGCTTGCATACCCTGTCTGGCTATTCTCATCAACGACCGCCACCTCATACAAGTCATCCACTTTCGCTTGTGTCGCTGTGTCTAATTGCGATATGCTTATAGTTGCCATGCCTTATTCCTCCTCCTCGGTGTATCTCACATCACCGCTCTCCGTTGCTCTGTCTGTTCCGTCCTCGGTTACACGCACACTCTGCTCAAGGTGCTTAATCAGTATCAGATTATCAACTGCGTCATTGTCAAATGTAATACTCTTAATCGCAAACTCAGATACCGTATCGCTTACCGTGATTCTCACAGGTGCAAGTGTGCGAATCGTGATACCCTCATCAGTTGCGCTCTCAAATGTGATAGATGTAATAGAAAATTCGGGTGCATCTTCTTCGATCTCGATGATGCCGTTCCACTCTGCCTCTGCCGCTACTCCGGTTCCACTAAATACTTCCAATACGTCAAACTCATTGATATGTATTGAGCCATTTGCCATTTCAATAAAAATGTCAAATGTGTGGAATCCTGGATCTGTAAGCTGTAAAAAATATTGTAGTGTGAGAATGTGATTTCCTTCAAGCCATGTTTCAATCGGATGCCGCTCCAACTCTGTTCCATCAAGGATGTATGTCACTGTCCCCACGGCTTTATCTTTCCCTGCTGTTAGAACTGCATTTAGCAGGATTTCAGCATCCATTTTGATTTTTGCATTTTCTTTGCACATAATGCTTGCGCGAGTGATACGCCTGCGCTGTCCGTCTGCCACATCAACCGCACGACCATTCCGTATGACGTCATATGCGAATGTATCAGCGCCAAGGCGATTAGTCAGACCTACAATATTCTTGTCAGACTTAGACTTTCCTGTGGCTGTCGCAGGATTCTTTCCAACGCCCGACACCGCGTATCCACCATGATGTGTGTATACGAACTTCGTGACACAGCACAAATCGTCTGCAGCACTTCCACCAGTATATCTAATCACATCGCCCAAATCATATGCGACATTGCCTATCATGTTGGTTGAAAATGGAGTATAGTTGATTTCCCCCAACGCGTCAAGCACCCTGCGCCGCATCTCGTCACGTTTCTGACCGGTCGGCTGTAAAAACGGATTTGACCCAAGGTTATATGTCAGACCGTCGTCCGGATCCAACGCATAGTAGGATGTATTCTCGTTCGCCATGTTGACCACGGACATCCCCGTGTATCTCGTCTGGAAGTCAGAAAACGCCGCTCCGTCATGCCTGTGTGCCGCATCAATGGTATCAACCACTGTTTGACCATATTTCCGCAGATATATTTTTCCATCCCTACCGGCAGTAGCAAAGCATCCAAGGGTCTGAGCGACCCACGACACCATATCTCTCCACGTCTCAATATCACTCTCGGGATACTGAACAAGAAATTCGGTTCCATTTGGCAGAGCCCTTATTTCTTCTTCTGTGTTTCCAAGTTGAACTCCGCATTCTGCGCAGGCAAACGTCAATATGCTGTACGGACTTGCGGCCGTGAATCTAGTTCCACATGTTTTGTCAAGCATGTTCATGTGGTCGTAAGCCACGACCTGCGTTCCCGACAGACTGTGCATGGACGAAAGAATTGTGAAGACGCCCACCGGAACATCTTCCCACACGTCATTTTCTTCATCCACGCACAAGGAAAATATAACCGTGATTTCCTTCCCCTGCCATGACCCGCGCGGAATGTTGATATTTCGGAAGGTTGCCTTCAGTTCTCCGACAAAAACCTGTCCGATCGCGATTTCTTCAGTACCGGAGCACTGATTGATGATGGTCATGGATCCGGAGAGAATATTTGCATCAGTAAACTCCACACTGCCTATCGTGCCATGTATTTCGTGCCTTTGCACTCTCTGGTGCATGGCTTCTTTATACGCGTTTGATACTCCATACATCAGAATTCCTCCAATGTGAAAGAAACATTCCAGACGCCTTTCGTGACGTCCAAATCATATGATTTTGGCACTAAACCATAGTTGAAATCCACCATCCGCACGGTTCGAGATTCTACGGCATTGGTCAACGGGTCGTACTGTGTGAGGGTGAAGCTGTTCATCATCGAAAATTCCTTAAACTGTCTCACCCACGTATCAGTGCTTTTGAATGAACAAGATACATTCAACTTGTCTCTGCGCACAATGATTTCTTCGTCTGTGCCCGCTTCGGTGTTAAACAGTTTTTTAACAGTATTCGATTTCTCATTCCAAGTCAGTGGAAAAGGTATCTCTGTTTGATTGAATTTAATTTTATCTAACATTTATCTCCCTCCCGACCTGTGATTGTACGCGTCAACCGCATTGATGATATGTTCATCCACCTTATCTCCGCCAACATATACGGGTATAACAAATGTCGCATTTTCCATTCCCTGCATATTGCTTGTCGCACCATTTAATGCAGGTGCCTTAACAACAGCCGTAGGATTAACCGTCGCCACCAAATCTTCAGAGAAATCAAATGATTTCGTCAGCTGATCTTCCAGCTTATATGCGTTGTCCTCGATACCCTTATTCCACAGATCGATCATATCAGGTGAGTATGTATGGAAGTTTGATAACGGTCCTTTTTTCGGTTCCGAGAACCCGAGGAAGTCAACCACGGTTTGACCAACTTCCACCAAGACGTCCTTGACCTTGCCGATCATATCTTTGATACCCTGCACGAAATTTGAGATCAGATCCTTACCCCACTGCTTAGCTTCACTTATCTTGTCTTTAATCGTGTTTTTGATGGCATTGAAAACCTCTTTTGCCGCACCTTTTATTTGCTCGTTCATATAATAGATGCCTTCGATCAATTTTACGATCAACTCAATGCCTGCTTGCAGCAGCATCGGCGCCGCACGGACGATTGCTTCAACCAAGTTAACGATAATTTCCGGCGCTTTTTCAATCAATTTTGGCAGTGCATTTATGATTCCATCCGCGAGTGCAAGAATAATCTGCAAAGCCGCATCAATTAGGTTGACAAGAGTGTCTGGATCTGTCAGTGTGTCAACTATTTCCAAAACAATGTCTACAATCGCAGGAATAAGCGTGGGTAGATTTTCTATAAGACTGTCTGCAAGAGTGACAATAATATCAAGTCCAGATTTGATTAACTCTGGAAGGTTTTGAATGATTGCAGATCCAATGGTCTCAATAACCATCAGCCCAAGTTGCATAAGATCCGGCAAATGGTCAACCACTGTGTTAATCAATTTGGGCAGTATTTTTTCTCCCAAAGATACGGCTTTTTCCAGCCCATTTTCTACGCTTACAATCAAATTGTCAAAGCCATCAGCAATTAGTTCATTTGCGCCATCTTCGCCGGCCAAAAGCCTTGTAAAACCGTCCATGAGTGTATTAAGCCCAGGCAATAGGTCTGACATGATGCCGCGTTTAATTCCGGAAAATGCAGTTTGCAAGTCTTGCAGATTGTCCTGAAATTGAGCTGCCGCTTTAACGGCATCGTCGGACATAACTCCACCGAGTTCATGCACTCGGTCACGCATGGCCTGCGTATCTTCTGCACTCGTGTTAAGCAATGCGCCTAATTCGGTCGCACCACGACCAAGAAGCTTTCCAGCAAGATATGTGCGCTCTGTGGTATCCTCAACGTTCTGCAGCGCCGCAATTGTTGCTTCAAAAATGTCTTGCTGAGACATTTCCGCGAGCTGTTCCTGTGTCAAACCAAGCTTTTCAAACGCATCATTTCCGGTCTCGACAGCATTAGCCAATGTTTTCATGGAGGCTTTCATTGTCTCCATTGACGTTCCACTGTGTTGCATCACAGCGTCCCACTCTTGATACGCTTCTGCGGTCAGTCCCATTTTTTGAGACATCTTGTCAATATTGTCGCCGTATACCGCCACCTCGGATGCGCCACTAATCATATCTTTAGTGACTGCAACAGTCGCAGTACCTACTGCAGCAATGGCCAATGCTCCCATTTTCCCAGCAGTAGCCAGTCCACCGCCAATTTTGGATGCAAAAGAAGAGGATTTGCTGGAAGCCTCGTTCAATCCATTGTCGTATTCGCTTGTGTCGAGCGATATTTTTGCGAATAAATCAAATACGTTCATCCAGGTCACCCTCTTTCTATCTTGTTCCATATCTTATCTACAATCTGATCACATGACATTGTTTCATTTAGATCAGGTTTTTTCTTCTTTGGTTCGATCAAATCCAGCCACCGCATAGTCATTTTGCGCCCATAATCCACTACACCATTCATGCCCATAATGTGCGTGGTATTTTCTGCGATAGTCTGCAAACAATCCGTGATATAAATGCGATAGGATTTTTCCTCTTGATATTTCTCAAAAAGGGATATGCACCACTCACATACATATCCCTTTCCGTAAATATCAAGCAGATCAAGTCTTATTTGCTGGCAGTACTCAAAATACCTGCGCTCTCCAATCGCATCAATGACGAAAAAAAATCGATAATATCCTTATCTGCGATCATTTCACCGATTTCCTTCAAATATGCTGTCGGCTTATAGTCGTTGATATTCTCAAGCTCTACGAAGCACATGAGCGCGATCAGCTCCATTGTTTCCTGCGGATGTTTATCAAGCGCCGCATCCAGCATATCTGAAAGATTCTTTCTTGCTTGTTCCTTCAGAAGCGCACGCATCTTAATCGCTTCATCTTCCGGCATATCTTTCGTGATTTCCTTGTACCCATCCGGACGTCTTTTACGGATTTCCAAAACGTCCGTGTCAGCAATCCACTTCGCCACGGCTTTGCGGATCTTATTGGTCTGGACAAGGAATTCCACCGGCGTGCAATTTGCAAGATTTTTCATTCAGGCTTACCCCCATGTATTTCTTATGTTTCCGGCACTGCGTTCGCCGTAATAATCACATTGTCGGTCACTTTTGTGATCGCGATGGAACCGTTGCTGTATACCAAATCAGTAATGTCAACGCCGCCCATAACCACGCTCACATTCTCGATTTGCATATCTTCTGACGGAGTAAGCGTTGCGCTCAAAGCACCGCCTGCCGACACGCTTGTGCCACTGAATGAGGATGTAACATCAATCAGATTCTGTCTCACATAGTAAGTATTAGTTTCGGTGGTATCGATGTCGTAGAACTCCATCGGCACAACATCCTGCTCGTTCATGGAAACGTGCCCGGTCAGCGTCATTGCAATGGTGCCCTTGCCATTCTTTGTTGTCTGAATACTCAATCCAGCAGTGGAAAGTGCATTCATCAACCGCACTGCATAAGCGCCGCCGTTTGCCTTGTCACCAACCCACCAAACGTCTGCGAAATCAGACATCTGCACGTTACGTCTCGGCACAATCTTGCTGTAGCCTGTACCGCTTGTTTCATCCGCAGCGCCAAGCGCCCATTTTGTATTTGCTGCGTTGAATTTTATTGAGGTAAATCCTAAAGTACAAAGCCAGCTATCAAGATGCTTTCCCTCCATTGTGTTGTTGGGTGCATTGTCAACATCTTCCAGCATATCCGAATAGGCCGGTTGGCACACGGGATTGATTCCGCCTGTCGTGGTTGCGAGAATATCATCGTTGCTCGGACGCACGGGATTAGCCGGATTGAAGTTTGTCAGCAAAACACCAGCGTCAAGTTGCAATTCATCAAACACATCGCGAGAAATCACAGTAAATCTTCCCATCAGTTTTTCTCCCTTCTATTATTTCAAGTCCGTTTTATTGTACTTAATATGCCGTAAGAAACTCAATCTCTACGGTCAGAACAATTCGTCTCACTTGCTTGTCGTTTGGCTCATCCATGCGCTGTGCGAAGGGTATTCCGTTCGGCAAGCGTACCTTCATGAATCCGTTATCAATTTTAATCGCTGGCTTGTCTGCCAAAGCAATCTGTTGTGCGATCTGATCCGCTTTTTGACTGATTTCCGCCCAAGAATTTGACCGATACCACAATGATGCGGATATGGTTGTTTGAGCGCCCAAATCGCCTCCTACGGCTTCGTAGGTGATATATGGCATTGTTACCTTTACCATTTTTTGAAGCTCATCATCCCATATCTCATCCGGCACACTTAATTCATCGTACGCGGTCAAGCCAAAGCCTTCCCAAAATTGCTGTTGCGCTTGCCATTTGTCCATCATATCAACTCCTCCGGAGGCGGTGACCATGTTTCAGCACTCAATGTTTTTATGCCCATGTTTGACATTTTGGGAGAAGATATTCCTTCCTTGCGGATCCTAAATGTTTGACCATCTTTTACTCGCTTAAACACACTGCCGAACTCAAGTGGGACATTATTTGGAACCTTTACTCCGATAAAATCAGTGTTTTTTTCGATTCCGGCAATAATAGCTTGAGTTGAATCATCTTCGATTATCACCGCATCAAATTCTGCTCCATCAGTCCATTTATTCTTATATCCGCCGTATTCATCTCGAACAGTGGCTCTGTTAAAAAAAACGCATTTAGTTGTGAAATCTTGAATCAAAGTACTGTCAAATGCACTCATATCTTCCTCCACTGCGTTAGCCTTGCGGCAAAAAAATTCTGCCAATTCATTTTTCCTACAGATTCAGCACTAGACATCGTGTAGCCGTATGAATTTGCCGAAATATTCTCACTTGAAAACGGACTCATTGCGGCACTGTCTACGGCTTCATATTTGGCTTTCCAAGCGTCTATTTCTGCGCTTAGGTCAACTACTGCTTTGGGGATCGCAAGCGACCACACAGCGCCGTCAAACGATTCGTCCTGCAAGCCCTCAATGCCATCCGCATGGTACTGATAGACTCCATCATTCAGCAGAGAGCCAACAATGCGGATATACTGATTTTCGAGCAAAGTCATACTGATATTGGTGGAGATTTTTCCATCAACGATCTCAAACTTGCCTATGTACCGGTCATGATCAAACCAGTTTCTCAGATATCCGCATAATTCTGTCAGCATATTATCTTGTCCTTTTCCTTCCGCCGGTTCGCGGTTTTTTGTCTACAGGCACATTTGAAACAATGACAGGATCATTGGCTTCTTCCACCAAAACAGGATTTTCTTCAGCCTTTCTCTCAATACTCACAATAACCGATTGCTTGAGTGCGTTTTTATCACCCAAAAGCTGGTCAATCCTCTCCTGTTCGACCTCTAATCCAGCGCGGGGGAACACATCCCCCGCCGCATATTGATAGCCATTGTCTGTCATGTCGCAAAAATGCCTTGTTGCACGATACATGTTTTATACCCCGTCTACAGTCGCGATAAACAGGCTGTTGGGATTATAGAGAACCGGCATGAACAGTCCGCTTGCCTTTGTCCACAACACTGCAGGATCCCACTCCATCTTCTGAGAGATAAATACATACGGAGAAATATTGTTCTTTCCAACGGGATAGAACTGTCCCATATCCGCCTCTGGTGCGTCGCCCCACAGACCAGTTCCCAGCCGACCGCCGGGATTTGCTGCAAAAAAGGTCACCTTATTGTCGGGATAATATCTCGCCTGCGTAACCACAGGTCTTTCATCAGAATCCAGCACTGCAGATGCTCCATACGTCAGATCGTTGGTCACGATCGTGTTAATTCCATACTCATCCTCCAAATATGCACGCAGCGCATTGAGGGAAATGAGCGCGCCTGCTCCGACGTTGCCGTTGATTGCTGTCATAAGAGTAGTGTTCTTGCGCATCTTGGTAAGATTCTTCTTACTGGTCATCATACCGGTGATAGTCACGCCCTTCGCGAGAGCATCATCGATAATGCCCTGAAGCTGTGCAGCGATATCTGCATCAGAAGACAGATCCAGTGTGTACGCAGTCTGTGCAGCAGGTACACCGTAATCAACTGTCAGATTGAGATTGTTTTCTTTGATCGTAACCTTACCGGTCGCCATCAACTCATTTTTAGCAACTTTTGTACGGGTAATGACCTGTTCCGCCAGACGAGTGCCATCATCCAACACATAATTGTACAAAGCTTCATCGCCCTGCACACCAGCCTTGGCAATCGCACGCAGTCTTTCAGACTGATTGATCTTTACTTTGATCAGACCTTTCTCAACATTGTGCGTATCAACCGGCACGCGGAATGTGGTCTTAGCCTCAGTATCAAATCCGTGGAATTGAGCCATCATTGGGATCTGGTATTCTGCAGCAATGCTCTCCCATCTTGCCACAAGGTTGTCAGTTTTTTCGTCTCCAAACAGCCGGTCAATAGGATCGTTCTGTCTTGTCGGAACAAGAGCACCGATGTTCAACCAGTCTTCCTTGGTGACCATGCCGTAAACGTTATCTTCCCATCTACTCATATCAATCCATTCCTCCTTCGTCTTAGTAAGGTCTTGTCACTTCAGGCTCTGAGACAAACTTAAATCCGAGTGCAGCAAGTGCAGTCTTCGCCGCGCTGGCCAAGCGAACATCAGACTTCTCATAATAGGTCTTTGAACTGTCGCCTTCGGTGTCAGTAGACAGCGTGTAAACATAATTGGGTGAAGATCCGCTACGCTCATACCATCCTTCGGTTTTGGGATTCAGAACTGCCGCATAGTCTGATACTGCTGTATGACTCTCGTCAGGCAGGTAATACGTCTTGCTGGTATTTACCGTGGTGTCGGTGGAGTCAGTATAGGTGTAATCCGGCGAACTTCCGCTTCTCTCCTGCCACCCATGCGCCTTAGGGCTTACAAGGTCTTTCAGTGTAACTGCATCATAACTTGCACCAGTAACTGCAAGTCGATCCTCATAAACGATACCCTTTGTGACTACAGAACCGGGCATATTTCCAGTGGAAACATCCACATCTTCATATGTGATTCCGATGGCATTTCCATCGTTGGTAGGATAAGCCGTACCCATAGGGATATGCTTTGAACCATCTTCGCCAGTAACCACAAGTGCGCTGTTCTGCGCAAATTCTCTCGTTTCTCTCACACACTCTTCATGTGCAAGGAAGTAACCAGGTGCGTATACCTGTCCCTGCGTCGCAGGTGTCTGAATAAAAGACATATAGTTGTCCTCCTTTACTGATTGTTTGTGCTCGGCTGCGCCGGTGCACCATATTTTGCTTCATAATACTTCTGAGCTCTCAAAGCTGCTGCATTCTGTGTACTGGTATCGCCTCCAGAATTCGCAGGTGGTGTGGACGTCTGTGCGCCCTGTTGCCCCGCGGATTCGATGTGATCTCCCCACTCTTCTTTCAGTGATTTTACAAGATCCTTAGCGGTGGTGATTTTGCCCTTATCGTCCAGTTCTACTCCGTCAATATCCGAGTATTTAAGAATCTTAGCGTAGTGCTTCTCCGGGATTCCCAAATCTTTCAAAATGTCCTTGAATGCCGTTTCCTTGGCATTTCTCGCAGCCTTGTTCGCGACTTCCGCCTTGTAATCGTCAAATTCCTTCTTCAAAGCGTCATAGTCCTTGTCGCTGTTCTTTGCGACTTCTGCCTTAAGATCGTTCAGCTCCTTCTCGACAGAATCCAATTTCTCGGCCTTTGCCTTGTAAGCATTCGCCTTGTCAAGTTCGTCTTTCAGTCCACTGATGGTCTCTGTGTGTGCCGTGATTATTTCATCAATCACTTCTGCATCAATTCCCTTAGATGCTAAAAATTTCCTCGTAAGTGCCATGTTTTTCTCCTCTCCTTCGTAGGCTTTTCCTCGCCATTCGATTAACATGCTCTATCAAAACCGCACTATTGCGGATTTGAGCAAATAAAAAAGAGCCAAGCACAGATTTCTCTGTACCGGCTCCGATTGCCCATATTTACTCCCGATTGAGTAAATGTAAGTATGTATTTATGCAAAATAAAAAGCCAATGATGAGATTTTCTTCTCTCAATCACTGGCTCCTATTGCCCTTGCTTGCCCCCAATTGGGCTCGCGTCATATTGGATTTTTTTTGATTCTTCCAAGATGATATATCCATCTTTCCGTCGTCGCACCACCGCGTCATTTCCTCGCATCAAAATCGCCTCAATGACCTCGGTGGCGACAGTATCTAATTTCACAATCATTATACCACCCCACTCTCGATAATACAAGTATTTGTTGATTTATAAGTCCATTAAACCGTTCTCAATATATTTCTTAACTTGGTCAGCGTTTCGTTCAACAGCGTTCCGCAGGAATCTGTTCGGCGCCATGCGAACAGTCCCCTCATGTACATAGATCCCGTATTCCACATTGGTGCCAATGTAGGCAGCAGGCTCGCTTTCATCCACTGCATGAGATATGCTGTTCCGCAGATTCCCTGTGTCTATACGCCGTGGAGCGTTTTCTAACTCGTCCTTGGCTTCTCCCTCAATGTGTATACCTACCGCTTCAAGGATCGCAGGGATTTTGTCAGACAGCTCCTGCTTAAATTTGTCGCTGTTGTCAGTGAATTTAACGCTTGCCATTGTCATTGTCCTCTTTGGAAGACTTATCGTTTTTCTGTTTTTCTTTTATTTCTTCTTGCAATTTAATTATTTCTCCATAAAAATCATCATTTATCGTGTCCATGCCACTATTTCCTCAATCCATCGAACAAACTAATTAGTTCTGGTTGTAATTTATCATATTCTCCATTGTAGTATGCATTAAAACTTTCTGCCACATATTCCCCAAATGAATGGTTTGCGTAACCGGATAAATTCTTTGCATATTCCTTCCAATTATCAGCTTTTTGTACATCGGCTAAGGACTTGTTTACACTTGACATATATGATATATGATGACCAACTTCATGTGTTATCATGTCCTCGACAGTATTTCCAACCAAAGAGCGCCCTGCTGTCTTGTATGCCTGCGCTATTTCAAGTTGTTTTCCTGTCAATCTATCCATGTTTTGAATGACATACTCAAAAGCACTTTCACCATCCTTGATGTATTTATCAATGGTTTTTGCATCTTTCAGTAGCGTAGCATTCATTCCGATATTTCCGAAGTTTGTGGCAAAAAAAGGAGCGTCTTGATGTTGTTGATATATTTTTTTCTGTGCCTTTCCAAACGCTTCCAACGAAGATAATTTATCAATGTCAAAATTTTCATAGATTGTAGTCAATCTTTCATTGATTTTATTTGCCGCATCAATGTCTATCCCTTTGAAACTGATAGATTTTCCAGTCAGATTCATGCCTCCACCAACAAATGATTTTGCATAATTTTCTGCTTCTTCTATCGTTGCGGATGGATTGAATGATGTAGTTGGCACAATAGTTTTTGTTGCAGAAGAAACATTTCGCACATGACTTTCTCCGCCAAACACTCCATCCCGGTATTCCCTCCGATACTTCTCCGCAATAGCCTCGCCCTTTTCCTCTGGCAGAGTAATGGGATTGCTCTGTGACTTCTTCTGCGCTTTCCACTCATCGTATGTCAGTCCTTCAATCGCCGATTCATCGCGATACTTGCGCGCCTGTGGCTCAAGCCCTGCTACCACTCCGCGCAGAGTGCAACGACAGTTATATACCAAAAATCCTTCTGCGCTTGGATCGCCTGGGAACAGTATCTCATATCCGTCAACGGTGAACGGATCGCCAACCTTCTGCCGCTGTCCGTCAAGCTGTCTGTGTTCGTGCCTTGTCCGCATGTCCAGTGTCGCACGCCACTCCTGCTCCATGTTGATTCCCATGTCTTCAGCACGCTTGTAGGAATCCACGCGGCCTGCATTCTGCGCACCCGTTGCCATCGTCCGCGCGTTGCGGATTGCCGCTTTTCTGTCAGAATCGCCAACCTCTTTCGCCAGCCTTGTGGCAAGCTTTGGGATGGATTCTCCTTGCAGGATCCCCTGTGTCATGACAGACTGAATGAGCTGCTTATTCCACCGCACGGCTTTTCCCTCTGCGATGGCCTTTGACACTTTCTTCCCGGGTGCCGGCAAAAGATCCGGATTGTCTCGCATAATCCGCTCAACTGTCTGACGGTCATACAGTGTAAATGATGTATTTACTTTCGCGCCAACTTCCACCTCGTATGTGCCGTAATTAAAGTTTGTGGCATACACTTCCGGCATGTATCCCTTGACAATAGACCGCGCAATCTGATCCGTGTGCGCGAAATCTTCTGCAATGGTTTGCTTCATGCTCTCCCAACGCTTGCCGACAGCCATTTGACCGATACGCCATTGTTTGTATTCGGCAGCAGTCTTTTTTCCGTCAGCAACCCACTCGCGCCATTTTTCATCTTTCAGCCGAAACCTGTCAAAGTAGTCGTCAATCTTGACTTGCACTTCCTTTTCGGCCTGCGCGTATTCTTTGGATATGCGCTTCTCCATCTGCTTTATGAGATTTTCTGTTTCTTTATGCGCCGGATCGGCAGCAGGCTTTCTAACAGCCATCACTCAACCACATCCTCAACTGTTCTATCAATTGGGGTTCCATCCTCGTCCACTTCGACGTATTCTTCTGTCACTGCACCTCGATCCAATTCGTCAGCAGCGAGCTGATCAAGGATTTCGTCTGCCTTGTCTCCGTCACCCAAAAGTGTAAGAATTTTCCGTGTTTTGTATTCGCTAGTAAGGCTATCACCGGCCATAATGACTGTTTGGACTTCTTCCTGCGTGTTCACGATTCTGTCTCGCGTAAATGTGGCTTGATCCTCAACACCTGCTATTGCCAGCAACGAGTTGATAAATTTCAACACGCAATACTCATACGCATTAGCCTTAAGATCCATCGGTGCATATGCGGCTTTGATCTGAGCGTTGACCACAGATCCGGATTTAATGTCATCCAGATTGAGTGCCTGATAATTCTTATACAGCATGGTTTCGATGATATTGAGCAATTTTACTCTTGCTTCGTATGGCAATTCGATTGTTCGCGCATCCACTTCTTGACCATCTCCGACTGCAGCTATTTTGTTGTATTTTAGTCTTTGCAAAAAGCGTGCAAGATCCGGATCATCCATTCCACCAGCTCCTTTGATGATCCAGTAGAGCTGTGCATTGTCGAGATCGTTCTCGTATCCGTTCGCAATCAAATCATACGCATCTATTCCCTCACGGATTCCAACCAACTCACTCTGCCCCTGTTTTTTATTTCGCCTGTTTGCGCGAAGTGGCACAATTGGGAAACTATTGTAATTTTCTCCGTCAACAATCTGTGTTCCGTCAACACCTGTCGTCACTGTGTTAATCACGTAAGCCCGTTTTGGTTGCAAAACCTCACCAGATTGCTTTCCGTTATCGCTTATTCGCCAAATGTACTCAGTATATCCGTCCTCTTCGTATAGTGTGGCTCTCAATGGCTTCGTCGAATCAATCTGCCACCAGCGCACACCAGACCGAAGAGCACCCGTCTCTTCGTCGTACAAAGGTGCAAATTCCGTGACATTAAAAATGTCAAGCTTGCCGTTACCTTTGCTGTCTTTATTCCGAAAGCCAAAAGCTATTCCGCCAATAAGCGCATCTTGTCCTACTTCCTGCAGTTTGTTATCAAAATCATCATCAAGAACCTTGCCCGTATTACTGTTTTTTGCCCACGTGACACCATTTCCCAACAAATATTGGTTTTGTTGCGTGACAAAAAAGTTAAAATATCCACTGACCATTTTGTGGTTTGGTGACCATTTATCTGGAACAATCTGACCAGTGACAGTGGTGAGAGTTTTTTCATACTGCATGATCGTTGTATTTTGGAAGTCAAAGTAATCATACGCAATCACTGCGTTTTTATACAAATCAGTTGTTTTATGCCAAGCAATTACATCCAAAATAAAAGCCATGCGATCTTTTTCGTCATCTTTTATATTCAACAAGTCCTGATATGTGAACATATTCCAACCCTCCATGATTGCGCATTGGCGGAATCGAACCGCCGATATTCAACCAATATCCGCATTTTCATTCTCTGTGAGGTGTCCTGCTCTCTCTCACATCATCTAGGAGCGACCTAGCCACATGGAAGTGGTGCAGTCGAAACACCCTCAGTGCCTACACTTTTAGTCAGCCTTATGAGTCCGTTTACTTCCAACTTTGACAAGATAACCACTCTTGTCGTGATAACTCCCCTGCGTTTACAGTTCAAGACGGATTGCAACCCCCAGTTCTCTTGTGTTATCTTCCCAGGCTATCACCTTCCGCATTGCGCTTGCGTATGTGTGGAATCGAACCACAGACAACTATTACTCTACCACTGAGCTACATACGCAATGTCCATTTTATGTCTGCAAGGACTGTGCAGTTTCGCCGTGCGGTGTACAGCATGGCTTGTCCGTCAGTGAACCACTCTGCATATGGTGAGCCGCATATGCTCGCTTTGACGGAACATTTCCATTCTCCTGCGCCGGAAATTGCGTTCCGCAAAACCTACCGGCGCTTTTGACACGCCTTGGCAGCTCTCGCTAGTAGGTGAAAGGTATGAAGGTCACAAAGGAAAATAGGTGTTAATCATATATCGACGGAACACGCTTGCTTTCGTCTTGTCTGCTCCACAACGTTCTTATGATGCTTGCCAAACTGTCCGGCGCATCATCATGTTCTGCGTTCTCATTGTAGTCTATTATCTGGTCAATGTATTCCTGATCCGTTCCGTCAACAAAAACCACGTTTTTCCACTCACCTTTAAGGTAAGACGTGATTTTCAAAAACTTATTCATGCTTTCATTGTATTCGACAACTCTTTCGCCACGTTTTCTAAAGTCTTTTGCCAGATATCCTTTATCGCCGTTTGTCTCGCAATAAATCTTTCCGGCATTGAAATGCTTTCGCCAGCTTATTATTTCGCTCTCGCAATCATCAACATGCTTTCTCCATAGCTTTCCGAAAACAAAATATTTTCCTTCTGTTTTCCGGCAGATTGTGAAAGCTGTATAATCTTCTCCGTTGTAAGCGGCATCCACATGACAGTAGTTTGACTGCATACACTTCGCTGGGTTTCCGCCCGTGACGGGATTATTAAATATCACATCTTCACTCGCTATGTGCCGCAACTCATAGTTTGCTGAGAACAAAGACGGGAGCATGGAATCTTTAATCTCTTGAAGTTCCTGCTCGCTTATCAATCCCGTCTGGTAGCAATCATATTTTTTAGGGTTTGGCATGAGCGAAAAACAATCTTCTTTGTGCCAAGGCGTTCCTGTATTGAATATGCGCCCACCACGATTAACGATGTTTCTCAATTCCTGATATATCAGCTTTGTACGTTCTCGCTCGGCTTTACTAACACGATCCTGCACATTCACTATATCATCCGTGAATATGCGATCAAAGTGTTTTCCTGTCAATGAGCCGCCCATTCCCATTCCTACAAGCTGAGCTGTTCCCCGCGGATCATTAGTCAGATTCGTGCTTATCTCTGTTGCGGATTCTTTTGTAAGCCGGAGATTTATACCCCATATTGCCCGGCATAGCAATTGAGTTATCGGATGCTTTAGGATTTTTGCCGTTTGGGTGATAACTTCCTTTACGTCATTATCTGTTTTCCGCATAAACATGGTTTTATCGTTCGGATAAAGCAAAATAATGATTGCAAAGGCAACGCTGTCGCAAGTGGTCTTGTATGACCCTCTGTGCGCTTGGAGCGTTTCATCTTCCTTGCCGTATATCATATCGGTCAACCAAATATTGTGTAATGGTTGGAGCTTTGAAAAACCTATTGCATTGCCGAATTTATACGGGGTCAGTTTCAGTATTTTGATCGCCTGTTCTCTCGTCAATTCCATCAATCAACATCTGCACCTGTTCTCTCATATCGTCAGAAACCACGTTTACATTTTGTTCAATAACATCTGTCTGCCCCAGATAATTCTTGCCAAGGAATATTGCCATGCTTGCGTTTTTTTGTGCAAGCTGAAACTGGTATCTTCTAAGCGAAGTTTTACCTTTTTCCCTTTTTACGGCGAATATCTCGGAAAAACTCTTGCCGTATTCTCTATGGCACCATGTATTTAGTGTTTTATCCGTCACATCAAACCATGCGCAGATTTCCGTATAGGTGCATTGGAGAGCGCACAGTTTTTCAAATTCAGTTTTATCAATTTCCTTTCTCGGTCTGCCGCCCGCCATTCAATCACCTCTATTCTTCGAGCGTCAATAACTCTGCTTTCTTTCCCGTCAGATTTTCCCAACGCTGAAGGATGACATCGCAATAGTGTTCATCCAATTCACAGATATAGCATTTTCTGTTTAACTGTTCACAGGCTATTAGTGTGCTACCACTACCGCCGAATACATCAAGGACACAATCATTTTCTTTTGTGCTGTTTTCCAAAGCATTTGCGATCAATTCAATAGGTTTCATTGTTGGATGTAATTTGCTTTCTCTCGGCTTATCAATTTCCCATACAGATTTTGTAAATTTCCCTTTGCCGTAAAAATTATGCGTTTTTTCCATCCGTACATTATCGGCTCATGCTTATAGTCATAATCAAGCCTACCCATTGAAAATGTAGGCTGATTTTTTAGCCACATCAATTCGTGCTTTACCTGCCAACAGGCATCCGCCATCATCATCATCATCATGTGAGTTCCACCTTGTGGCATTGTTACATATATTGAGCAATCATCTTTTGCGTAATCTGCCATATTCTGAAACGCAGGTCTCCACAACTGCTCACCTATTTCAGCATCAGTCAAACCTTTGTCACCTGCAATTTCAGTTTCTACTCTATGCCCTCTTTTTGCATGATTCATTTCATTAAGCACGGCATTTTTACTGCCTATCGCTACATTGTACGGCGGATCAGTGAATACACAATCAGCCTTTACCCCATCCATAAGCCTATCAATAACCGCAACATCCGTAGAATCTCCACAAATAAGCCGGTGGTTGCCAAGCTGCCAAACATCACCTAACTTGCACCGTGTATCAACTTCCTCCGGCACATCATCCTCGACAATCCCAGGTTCTTCTTCATCTTTCGTCAAATCAAAGCCAAAATCCGACATATCAATGTCAAGAATATCGTCTAATTCCATGTCCAGCAAATCAAAGTCCCATTCGCTTTCGTTGGTCTTATTGTCCGCCAGACGCAGAGCCTTAATCTGCTCGTCCGTCAAATCGTCAGCACATACGCAAGGCACGGTTTGCATGCCTAACTTCTTCGCCGCAAGGAGCCTGCCGTGACCGATCACAAGCACATTATTCCTGTCAATCACAAGTGGCTGTTGGAAGCCAAATTCACGGATGCTGTTGGCAATATGCTCAACCTGTTCTGCCGGATGCTTCTTTGCATTTTTATCATATGGAATTATTTTATTGACATCAATATATTGTATATCCATGTTATCTCCAAAAAGAAAATACGCTAAGATTGTATATTATTACACACACTAATAATACCACAAATCCTAGCGCATTTCAATAGTTCAAGACCGCTTTATTGGACATTATTTTGATTTTTCTTCCAGACGAGAACATTGCCGCATCTTCCACAATTTTTTCCAAATGTTAACCTCTTATTGCATTTGGGGCAAAGGTATTCTTCGGATTCTTTGAGGAAGATTGCCTGGTGCATCCTCAAGGCACTGTGCAAAGCGTCGTTATGTTCGCTCAGGATCTGTGCCTGTTGATACTGTCCGTATGTCATACGGTTGGCGGATGCAGCATTTGCCATGTCGTTAAGTGTTTGTTTTTTCTTGCTCATTAGCATCACGTCCTTTCATTCTTATTCTTCTTGCAAATGCTATTTGCTGTGGGTCTAATTGCTGACAAAATTGTTCAAACTCATCATCTGGCATGGTTTTGATTCTATCTAGTGTTTCATGTACTATATCACAATATTGTTTGATATAATCCATAATTTCACGTATCGCTTTTTCAACTAATTCCGGCAACTTTGATATAGTTTCCACAAATATCTGACACTCTTGCTGTTTCCTACGCTTCTTTGCTTTGCGTTTATTCATTGTCATTCTTCCCCCAAACTTATAATTTCATAGATATATTCATCTCTGTAATTGCCATGCAAATCTTTGGTAACATCATGCAGGCATACAATATTGCCACCATGTTGCTCACAGAATCGGTCATATCCTTTTTTCGCATGATTGCCTGCTATAACTCTCCACTCTAATCGGTGGTGCTGATTTACAAGTTCTTCCAACTTGTTATATGTATCTCTAACAACTGTTTGGTTTCCATCCTCAAAAGAATACCACCCAAAGTTATTGACACTATCAACATCTGGACAGATATGGTATGCAAGATAGCCTAGTACTTCCTCCTCATATTCATTTTCATCAACGATAGCCCACTGATAATAGTTGTCGCTTACCTCTATCTTTGGCAACTCAAATCCATAGGCATATCCAACATAGTAGAAATATCGCTCTGTATATATCTCTTTTTTAAATTTTCTCTCTAACTCGTCTTTATATATAATTGCCGGAACTAACATCTTGCCACCCCCTCAATACCTTTTATCGCTTTAGTAGAAAATAGACGTATCTTTTTCATACTTCCTCACTTTCTGCCTCTGGCTTAACTATTTCTCGACTTTGTTGACTAAATTGTTTTTTTAAATTATCCTCTTTTTTAATTGACATCATAACATGAAGCATATCTCTTGCGGATGTTCGACTAATATCAAACTGCTCACAAAGAAAATCAATCCATTCTTTGTTGCTCATTTTCTTATTTTCAAAATCAGCGCATCCTTTTTGAGGATAACATGGTTTTAATTCTAAATTCTCACAATATCCATCTTTGTAATATTTGCAAGTTTGACAGTTTCTTTCGATATTCATATTTGCTCACTTTCTGCCTGTGGCTCAAGATTATTCCACGCCTCAATCGCATCTTTTTCTTCCAAAAACGAATCGATCTCAAATAAACATTCTCTGCACCATGCCTTCCACATTCCCCAACAAGTCGCATTAACATTGGTTGATTTACACTTTGGACAGGGTTTCATTTTTTGCTCTGTCATTCCTTATTCCTCACTTTCTGCCTTGTATTTGTCGATAATGGACAGAGCAAAATCAAGCCCTCCGGCATACTGTGTATGACATCCTGCGTTCCTCTCTGTTTCTATCTCTGATCTAATCTTGTCAAGCACATCATCGACCCCGTTTTCTTTCTGTGCGTCAGCCTTGCCACGCTCATAAGCCCTTTCATACTCTCCACTTAACGCAATCTCTCTTTTGGCATCATTGTAGCCTACTTGATAAGATGGTATGCGCTCTCTATAATCTTTTAACTCTTTAAGCCATTCTGCAAGCTGTTTAAAATCTAAACATCCTTGCAAGTTACTATGAGTACGTTCATACTCAGCATTACTTGTATATGTATTGATTGCTTCATCAAGCGTCATTCTTTCACCTCCATCTTCGATCCACAAGCACCACAAAATTTAATTTCACCTTGCCTCATCTGCTTTCCGCATTCCGAACACACTGTTATATCTTCACCCAAT